TTCCTGTGTTTTAAAATCTTCCTGTCCTCTTCTAATCCTTATTGTTCCTTCGTGTCCGCATTTGCAAATTCCTGTATAAGTTGTCATTTTGATGTCCTCCCTTTTCTTTATACTTACATTATATAGCGTTTGCGTTACTATGTCAATACTTTGTTTTCGTTTATTTTTCAATAGTTTTGCGTGCTTAAAAAAGATATAAATTATTTCATATTTATTGTTGACTTATATTGCATTGTGTTTTATAATGTATATATAGAAATAAATAATAATTATCGGAGGTATTTAAAATGAGCAAAAATTATAAGGACAAAACAATCGATTTAGGGTATAGCGATATAGCAACGCTAATACTAAAATCACCATGTAATATTGGTGAAGTGCATACTGGTTCAGATGGAGACTATAAGGGATACCTAGTTGATGAAACTGTTGAGATACCTGATTATTATAAGAAGGTGTATGAGGCAGACACTTGGTTAAAAGTATATGATGATGAGGCGATGGTTTTTGAGACCAGAGCTAAGAAAATTAATGTATATAATGCTGGAAAAAGTTGTATAATTCAGTTTATAGGTGATTATACAATAGAAAGAACCATTTGTCGTTCAGTTGATAATGATGGAGTAGAATATTTTTATTTTAACTATCATACATGCAGATAATTTAATGAAGATTGGGTAAGGTATAAGAACATCATGAACACAGAAACATTAAACAATTACAAGTCAGACATTAATAGTATAACACTTGAAACAAGAGAAATAGATCAGTTATTCGACATAGTAAATGCCATAAAAGGTATAGATGTTGAGGATTACGACCACGCTATATCAATTTTAGAAAATAAAATTGCTGATATATTAAATGTGCATATTACAGAAAATGGTAGCAAGGCTCTAGGAAAGGCAACAGAAGAAAAAATGCGTTTTTATCAAATCTTGTACCTAATAATTAGAAGTAATAAAAAAGAATATGATATAGAAAGAAAGTTTTAATCAAAGGGGGCAACTAAGCCCCCTCATTTTATTACTTACTATTTTCTTTTATAAAATTCTTAACCTGATCTAGTGTTTCCCATCTATCCTTACCGGCAATAACAATAGAGCCTGTAGGAGCTCCAGAGCCACCCACATGGACGATTTTAGCATACCTAGTCCTATCAAAGCCATTAGCTGTTGTAGGGAGTATAGGATAGCCTAACCATGTATTTATTAGTAAGGCTGCAGGTAGGTCATTGATATTAGTATATGTAACAACAGTTAAATTGTTAGTATCAATATTAGGTGGGATATCTGTTTCTACTGTCTTTTTATATTCTGTTGCCAAAAGACTCCTGTATAATTTCATTATGTTTTTACCATAATCAGGATTAGTATTCCATTTACCCTCTCCGCCAAGGGCTACTACTGTTTTAGCCTTGCCAAGTAAAAAGTCAAAGTGTCTAGGGTCTACTGGGTTTTTAAGAGGGTAGCCCTCTGCCCCATAGTATAACAATAGGTGCTGGCCCATAGCCCTAAAGCCCTCGTTCCAGTCTTTAAATACCTTATGTGCATTCTTATCAAAATCACTACCACCTTTTGATATCTTTAGCCCGCATGGATTGTGATAACTGGCATCTATTCCGGCTTGTGATTGGCCGTTCTTATATAGCCATCCTGTTTCTAGTGCTGTTTGTGCGTATACTGGTGCCGGATCAAGTCCAATAGATAGGCAAGTATCATAGCAAGCCTTAGCAATCTTGGCAAACTCTATAGCATTATTCTTAATTGCCCATGCTTCCATCTGTGCTACTGTAGTAGTAGGATTACCCACAAAAGAAACATCATCGATTATAGGCCTCTCAATAGGCTTATTAGGGCTTGTAATGTCATTGTTAGGAATATACTCCTTAAGCTGTAGTCCGTACGCTATAGCCTTAGCTACTTCGTCCTCATGCCCTTTATACTTAGCATAATCATCGGCATCATCAACAAAACATATCTCTATTAATAATGCTAGTGGATTACTACTATTTAATACCATTAAATCAGGCCTATTTTTATTAGCTACTCCATGAGTTGTAATACCAATATTATTTAAATTCTTGCATATCTGCGTACCATATTTATATGTTCTGTCATCATAATGGCACACCTCACACCCCATCACTTTGCCATCTGTATGATGTTGAGGTTTAAATGCGTTAAAATGCAAGGATACGGAGAGGTCCGTATCCCTATTTGAATTGATCTTAGATACTATCCTACTCAACACGTTTCCCTGTGAGTAGCCGTCATTGCAGGTACTATCATACACCTTATGTCCTGCATTTTCTAATATGGTCTTAACCTTGCTTAATATTAATCTATTTTCCTTAGATTCATCTAGCAAATCACTAGCCCCACATGCTATTTTACCTGCAGGATTATGCCCTGCATGTATATCAAATACTGTCATATAAATCTCCTTTCTGCGGTCCTACAACCGCTAATAAACCGTTCTAAGGGTGCTAGTCCCCTAGTCCCTTACTTGTAGGATTTATAAATACCCCCAATACTGCCATAGCTGTAGTACCTAGCAGGAATGGGTTAGATACTGTATTTAGTATTAAATCTCCTACACTGGCCCAAGTAGTTAGTGAGCTTGCTTCTACTTGCAGTGAAGTAAGGAGTATACCACCAATACCTACCCAAAACCAAGGGTTCTTATATCTTTCAACACTAGCTGATTTCTTTTCTATATTGTTTTCAATTCTACTCATGCCATTCTCCTTTATGTTTTTTAAATTCCTCATACTTACATGACCTTTGCTCTATATTATCAAGCCTTGTATCATGTTTGGTAACAACAATCTTTAAATCGTTGATTTCTTCCGAGTGTTTATTAACTTTATTTTCCTGTGTGATTATGTCTTTATTTAGGTTTTTAATAGTCGAATTAAGTTCTGCTACATTAGCACTAACCTTAGCAAAAGGACGAATAAAGGCTATTAACACAGGGACTCCTATAACTACTCCATATATAAATTCCTGACTTGTCATATATCACCTCAATTAAAAATAGGCAGTTTGAAGACATGCCTAGGTCTATGCAAATTAAAATTCTAAACTTTAGAAAGCCTTGAACTATTCAACGGCCAACTCTTCAAGATCCATAGCTACCAATAAGGCCTTAACCTTAGCCTTTAGGAACTGTGGCACCTGCTTAAAAGTTCTTACTCCTGCTATAATGCAAGTTACATAACACATTGCCATATCGTTTCCACCTCCTAACTTATAAAATTTTATATAAAAAAAGAACCTAATATTATTGATAAGATTCTTCATATATAACACCTCTATTCAGCTTTTAGTAGTTCCTCAACTTCCTTCTTAAGGTAGTCAGGAACATCTTTTATAGTTCTTATTTTCTTTTTTATTAACAACGCATATAACTTAGCTAATGTACTCATAATTAATTACCCCCTGATTTCATCTCTATTGCCTCTACAATGGCAGTAGATAATTCTAACTTATCTTTTTCAATGTTTTCTACAACCTCTGCTATTGCCATAGCGTACTCAAGCCTCACCTTGTCAGCCTCTTCTTTAATTAACTCTTCCATGGTCTTTGGTGGTTCTCCAGGCTTACCAGTATCATAGTCTATCCACTCAAATACTAGCTTATGAGGGTTAGATGATACATCCACCTTAAAAGAGTTGGCCTTGTGTTCTTCAAGTAGTTTGCCTAGTTCTCTATACTCAAGCTTTAGGCAGCCTATTGAGTCCTTTGCATACTTGCTTAAGTCAGTATAGTTATTGTAATCTTCATCAAATGATGTTTCGACTACACACCCCATCATATCCCCTGATTCAATTATGATGTTTCCATTTGATTTTAAGTAATATATTTTTGTTCCTATTTTTTTCATTTAGAATTCTCCTTTTAGTCAAAAGCCCACCATTTTTTAACTTTATGATTTAAATCAGTACGGTTTGTTCTTTGATCTAGTTTGTAGTTACTTACGTCGAAATTACCCTCCTCAACATTTATTGGAAGCCTTGTATTGTCATAAGTATAACCGCCCTGACCCGTCAACCATCCTAACATTTCTATTTTTAGATTTTTTGTAACTATAATAACACCTCCACCTTCACCGTCGCCCCCATGCCTTCCGTAAATATACTCAGTGCTTTCAATGTGTGCAATAACAATTGACGGAGCAAAGGAGAGGTTTAAATTGCGTACATTTTTAGCATTCGAATTACTTCCACTCGCCCATCTCTTCCTAACTCTTTTTATATATTGAATACAATCTACTATATCAAGTATTCTGTCTAGAGATATATTATCATCTTTCTTAATTTCAGTTATTATGTTGTCGAGGGCCGTTTGGTATTCAATCCCTAACTGCTCTGTTCTTTCAACTTCTCTTTTATAGGTTGTCAACCACTTCAACCCCCTTTAGTAACTTTTCTAGTTTATTGTTGGCCGTCTCATGCCTATCAACATATATGCCTAAATTCTTGCTATATTCGTCTACACTGGCCTTATACTCTTTCATAGTATTTACTATTTCAGCATCCTTATTCTTTAGCTCTTTAAGAACTATATCAAGGGTCTTATTTGCCCATGTTGTGACCTTTACTTTTAAGTCAGTTAATTCAATTGAATCTAATTTGTGCCATAAAACCTTAATTATATTTGCTAGATTCTTCTTACCATGACCACCCTCTGATTCTGTATTTTCATTATAGCCATCTAGAATTAGGTTTTTCACATCCCCTATATTATCGTGTAATTCACGTAACATAATAACAATAGAACCAATATTATTAAACTCACCAGAAGCAGTACCAGGGTCACCTATTAGTTTATATATTTTTTCTAAGTCTGCCTGCGTTACAAAAACTACTGAAGGGTCTATTACAATAGTTACAGCATTACTATTAGACAATACCATTGCTATTCTTATAAACAACTCCATTGTAGAGCCTTCCTCTGCTACAGGTTTGTACGTTTCCTCATATGATGTTAAGACAATTAATTCATCATCTTCATCATATAGCCCTATTTCTCTGATATAAAATCCCCCTACATCCGATGGTATTAAACTTTCAACTATAAGTGTGTTAGGATTTAGAGGATCTTGCTTGAAATTGGCTATATTGGTTTCATAAACTACATTTTTTAGCTTAGTCATAGACTCATCTATTTCATATGATGTTCCATTACCATCTCCAATTTTAATTTTATTAATAGCAACTTTTTTGCCAGTTGCTGTAGCTTTCATAATTTTTTGACGACCTATATTTGTAATAAGTGTCATATATTTTTTAGCCATTTATACTACCTCCTAATTTACAGAAACTTTTTTAACTATATGCGTATATGTTCCACCTGTATATGGATTAACTTCTACCTCTATAGGACTTAGGTCGTAAGGCAAAATAGTATGTACAAGCCCAATATATGTACAAGCTCCGATATACATATTAGTATTATCCTCTAAAATAAACTGTAAAACAAAAGCCAAGTGAGATGGCTTTATACGTTTAATTATCTTATGTATTTCAAATGCTTTATTCATATTCTTGGCATCGGTTTGTACTGCAAAGGTCCAGTCTTTTAACCATTCGATAATTTTTACATCAATACCGGTGAAATTCTTTGTTATAACTCCCATAGTTTCAGGGTTTATGATTATTTTAGATTGTATTTTTGCTATTACCTTGCCCCGTCTACTCTCTAAACTCTCGGATTCATTGGTAGGCAAATTCAATCTTCTCTCCCATAACTCTATCCCCCATGTTGCAGTCTGTGGAAACATCTGTTTCAGGATATCTTCAAACATATAATTAACATTGTCAAATTGTACTCCTAATGCCTCGTATATCTGTATCATAATTTTGCAATCATCATATATATCAGTAATCCATTCAAATAGCATTTTACCTGTTTCTGAATGCAGCATTGTTTCTTTTAGTGTTTTATTACTCATAAACTAACTCACCTCAAATCTAACACTACAGACTATCTTCCACATTATATGTTGTTGTTTGGTTGTTTTGAGTAATACTGATATTTAACCCCGTAACACTGGCCAACTCTGCACTTAGTTTTATGCTATTTTTCGCTCCATTTATGGTTATGTCCGAATAATCATCTATTCCCATATCATTAACCATTAATGACCCTATAATAGAGTTAACCATGTTATATGATATAACCCCATCTATATCTAACTTGTCAAAATACTTGTTAATTAGCATTTTCATCTTATTTATAACACCTTGACTTTCAAAACTGCTATTAACAACTATATTGCCGCCTATTGTTATTTTCTTTATTTTAGGGGTATCAATGGTACATTCTTTTATCCCTGTAGGAGCTTTACCACCTCTATTTACTTGCCCTGGTTTTAAATCAGGCCATATATATTCTTTTACCCTTGCTATCAACTCACCGGAGGCAGGTTTCCTATTTTTATCTAGTATATGTACCTTTACTGTTCCAGGGCCATTCCATGTTTCTCTACAATAAGCATAGCCGACACCATCGACCTCCTTCGCCCATCTTTCATAGTCAACATCTGCACCACTTAACTGTTCCTCTTGTTCGGCTATACGTACCCTACTTCTCAAGCTCTCATCATCTTCAATATTAGTACCATTTTTAAACTCTTCATTACTAACCCTTGATATATCATTTATTTCTGATACTAATACCTTTACAGAAGACGGCTTAACATTACCAACATTTCCAGCGGTTGTACACTCGGCCAACACCTTAACATGATCGTTTTCTATCTCTCCCATTTCAAGGGTAATAAAATTGATAGAGTTTACATTTTCAGACCCCTCGGTACTAACAATAGTCCCTTTAGGTATAATAGTCCCCTTTTTACCATAGAAAATAATATAACCTGTACTCTTGGTTGCTTTTTTTCTCCATACAGCTCTCATATCTCCTAATAATTCAAGGTATTCACCATCCGATGTTTGAGTAAATGCACGCATCAATAGGAAATGTATCATCATTTCCCTTAACATCGCTATTTGCTCTGCAGACCCCCTTGTCGCATCGTATGCAAACTCCCCTGGTATTGTCGATATATCTTCACCAAATGTTTTTAAAATCTCTGCATGAATATCTTCAACGTCTTTTCTATATTCTTTTGGTATTGGTAATTCTTTTTTAGCCATTTAACCACCTACCTTTTAATATTGGAATCAATTTCAAACTTTTCATTATCCGTATCTGTTACCACACACGAATACATAAGTGTTTCAAAACTGTTTTTCCACTCAAAACTAAAATCACTAACTTTTAAAGTCTTAGGGTGTACCATTAAAGCTTCCCTTACCATTCTTTCAATCTCTATTTCTATAGCCCCTATACTCAACCCCGAATTAATTAAAGCGTCTAACTCGTTACCATAGTAATCAGGGTATGCAAACTTCTTAAACCTAGGAGTTAGCATTACTTTTTGACACCATTGACGATAAGCCTGTTTAGCATTACATTTGATTAGTGAACCATCAGGTCTTTTAACAAAATCACCTGTAGTAAAATCAAATAAATACGAATTTCTATCGGTTTCATCGTATTTGTCAACACTTTCAATTTCTAGTGCTTCTAATGGATCATTTAAGGGGAATAAATTATTTTCCATTTTCTTTTACCAACCTTCCCAAAACCACAAATTCACCATCCACAATGGCCATGACAACTAAATCCCCATCTTTTAACTTATATAGTTGTTCAGGAGTAACAACCTTATGACTATGAGGATGTTCTCCATCAACAGAGGTCATAGCCATATACTCACCAAATGCAAACGGATGAAATATATGGTAATCTTCAATAGGTTTGCCTTTAAATCTATTTGTAACTATCCCTTTAGGTGTCACCTCACCAAACATCAATTCAAGGCCATCTACAGCCTTGTTAGACTCTGTAATAGCCCTATCTTTCATTTGTCTAGCAATACCAATAAATCTACTCATCGAAAAACTTCCTCCGTATATAATCCAACTTGCCAGCCTTTATAGTCATTGTTGGACTAGGTTTTATATTATGAACAATGTCAATAACATAGTATTCATGGTCAAAAAACCTAACCTTATCACCTGCTCTAATAGTGTTAATATCTACAACACATTGAAAAGTCTTTAAATCTTCACCACTATTAAACATGGTTTTTGCAGCCTTTTCAGCATCTTTCTTATTCTTTATCTTTTCATCTTGTTTGACTTTCTGCAAAGTCCCATATTTATCTGTATCTTTTTTGAATACACCTAATACAGGAGTTGCATGCTTATCATCCTTAGATTTTCCTAACACCTTTACACTCGTTACAGCACCCTCTAGACTGTTTGTGTCATCTACTTCCTCGCAAATACCCTCTAACTGATATACTATTTTGTTTTTGCCTAACTCATACATATTTAGCTTATCTTCCATACGCAAGAGATACATTTTCCCGCCCTTTTTTACTGTTTCTCTTAAGGCTTTACGCATTAAGTCTAATAAGTTCCCTTTTTCAACCTTTTTATCAAGCTTTACATTAGTATTAGGGATATTTCCTATAGGTATCCCCCAATCCTTTGCAATCTTTTTTATGCGTTCATCAGCTGTACCTGCTTTAAACATATATTCATCATCAGAAGCTTCTAAATATGCAGTACGTTCCTTTAAATCAAGACTAATCCTATCTTTTTTGTATGTTTTTCTCCTAGCCCACACAACACCATTGAAGATAGTATCTTCTTTTTCTGTTTCGTATATCTTATCTATAATTTGCACCGTCTTAGCTTTTTTAATTTGCAAATCATATATAGCATCAGACTCAACTAGATCCATAGTTACTTTATATGCTATATTATCTATTGAGTCGGTCAGGCTAAGTGACATTAAAGCATTTTCTATATAGTATTTTCTATCATATATAATCTTCATTTGGTCACCTACTTTTTAGGTATTTTAATTACAGTACCAATAGGTATTCTATGAGGATTTTTGATAACATCTTTATTAAGTGCATGTATTTCAGTCCATCTAGATCCCTTACCAAGTGTTTTCTTCGCTATATTCCAAAGGCGGTCACCCTTTTTTATTTTGTGGGTAGTATACTCCGTCTTTGTGTTAGGCCTATCTGTCTTGTTTAACCCTTTATTGACCTTATTTTTACTAGTATCTATAGATTTTATTTTTAAATCTCTATGTGTCCTAAATCTTAAATTTAAAAACCTGCAATTTTCCATACCAGCTTTAATGGATGTATCAACGCTAGCAATAAAAACTAAATTATTAAAAGGCATTGTGGTGATAATCAACCTAACTGCCTCTTTTTGTTTTATATATTCCTTTAGTTCATCTACATATTGATATGCTGGCTTTAAATCCATAGTTCTATTAAAACCTTCTCTATAATCATCAGGTAAAATCACCTTGAATGATATCTCTTCTATCTTTTCACCATATTTATGGAAGTCCATTTCTCCTAACTGGTACATATCGTATGTTTGAAAGTTCTTTTGAGTTTTTATAGCGATTTCATCTAAGGGATTTAAAGGAAAATGAAACGTTGACCCCTGTTTATCATTAATTATATATACATCCATTCCCCCATCATTAGCTATTCCAGGATGGCTATTAGATGGTCTTCCAGGTTGCTTGTTTTCCATATACTTATGCAATTTTACTTCTACTTCCAAAACATCACCTCTTTAAATTTAACAGGGGCTATACAAATCTATATAGCCCCCATTATATATATTATGATAGATTATCAAAAGCATCCTCTAATTCGGCCCTTACACGTTCTACAGCCTCGTCAATAATCTCTTCTTTGTTATTAGCCCCACCAGCATTTACATTGACATTTACATTAACGTTATTAGTGTTTCCACTATCATAACCTACTGGCCTAGGGTTATTATTATTCCCGAAGTTCTTATCAGCGATACCATCTGCAATACCATTGTTAACATTACCATCGCTTGACTGTTTAACTCCAAGCATTTCACCGGCTTGTTTAAACAACTCCAAACCTCTAGCACGTTTACCTGGTGATAA